TCATCGACATACATCAGGGTAGCACGGTCACCAGCGTCAGCAAACACGATGGTTGCCCAACCCGTTGCGGTGGCCGGGGTGAGAGTCCCTGCACCACCACCGTCAACAGTGAGATCAATACAGAGAACCTGCCCCGGCTTGCCGTTTGCCAAAGTCAAAGCCTCGGCATCGGCCCCGGTGGTTTTTGCGACATAACCATGAGTCACGGGAATCGCCAACACATCGGCAGCAACCGTTGTGTTGATTGCGAAATTGGTATTGTCATCGTCTTGATGCTCAATACCTACAAATTGAAAATAACGTGCCATCGTCTTATCTCCTTAAATTAGAGGGTGGGGAGAGGTGTTACCCTCTCCCCAAGGTACTGATTAGTAGGTTACAGCAACACCACATGCATGTGGGCAGCAAACCGTGATCCCGTACCATGTAAACAGACGGTAACGGAAGTTCATGGTAGCGATGTCACCATCGTAAACCATGTACAAGGTCTGACCGTTACCCATCGTATCGGTGATCACCTTCATGCCGTCATACTGCTTGAACAGGCTTGCCGGGATGTCTCCACCCAGAACCTCGATTGCCATCTTGTCAAAGAAGATGTTTGTCTTTTCAGAGGTATCGGTGTTCACCCGGGCAACCACATCGGTGTCACTGAATGTGGTGTCCACGTTGGCATAAGCCTTTTCCAGAGTGGACAGAGCAGCATCGTCAGCTGCAATCGGTTTCGGGTAAATCTGGATGGTAGTGGCATCAGGGATGCCCACAATGCTGAAGGTCATCAGCTGACCGGTGTCAGTCTTGTCAGCCAGACCAAGAGCTTTGACTGCACCAACGGTGACCTTATCGCCAACATTGTAGCTGGAGCTGTCCGAAATGGTGACCTCGGCAATACGATAGTCAACATTGGTCACAACACCAGTGCTGCTGTTAACAGAACCGGCTTCCGGGGCAAATGAATGATCGCCAGTAACGGTAGCACCCGGGGATGCACCACCGGCCAAGTTGGGCAGGAAGGATGCCGTGAAGACATCAAACTCAGCCACATTCTGACCGATTTGACCAGTTGCCCAAACCTGCTCGGGACGGCCCTGAACGGTCTGACGGCCAGCAAGATCGCTGCCAAAGTTCAAGGTGTCACGGTCATTGAGCATGAAGGTACGGCCATTATTGACCAGCTGACGTTCATTCATCAGTGCTTGTGCTTGGGCAATGAAATCATACCCGGACGGTGCAGCTGAAACGTCAACACGGTAGAACATGCTGCCTTGGGTTGCAATGGCTTCTGCCAACAGCTTATTCAGCTCGGTGGCCTGCCTACGCCCGGACTGCTCACCTCTGCGTTCCCAGAACCGCATGTCACGCATATCGTCAGCACGTTGCTGAACGAAATCGTTCTTCGGGGTTCCGAGGATGCTCGGGTAAGTCTCTTCGATGATACCGGTCTCTTCACCGGTCATATCCCAACCTTCGATGATCGGGGCATGTTGCTGGACGGGTCTCCAGATGACGTTGCCAGAATTCTGCATCTTGCCATCTTCTGGCTGCTCATAACTTACAAGATCAAGCAATTGCATTTGATGCTCATAAGTTTCCTTGGTCTTCTCAAACAAGACCTCTGCGATTTTTCCAGTTGTCAGGGACATGGTTTAGCTCCTTATTTCCATGTGGATACGTCAATCCCCTGCGCCTTTGCAGCTTTCTTCAGGTTGTAGGCTTCCTGTATCCGACCTTTCTTGTGGGCATCTGTCCATTTACGTTTGGCAGTTCCCTCTTTCAGGTTGGTCACTTGGTCACCCCGGGCCTTTGCTGCTGGTGCAGGTGCTTGACTCGTGCGTTTAGTGTTTGAATTGCCGATCCGTTCAGCAATTCGACCGAGATAAATGGATGCTTTCAGACCTGTTGAGTCTTCTCGCAGCAACCGGGAAAACTCTTCGCCAGTGGCTTTGTGCTTCCCGATGCGGAACATGGCAGCTTCCGATCCCTCACCGACCATTTCGACCATGTTGTTAAACACCATCTCCGGGTCCAGATTGGGAATTGCCTGTTGCAATAGCATTTTGACATTCTTGTCGGCCTGCTGGTAGACCTCGGGTTTGATCCCGTACTTGTTTACCAACTTCTCAGCCCTGTCATAATGCTGATCCACTGCCTGCTCGACCTGCTGGTGTCTCTGACTTTGACGCTGGTTCTGCTGCGATGTGTAAGTGATCACCTGAGCATCATAACTTCTACGCTGCTCTTCGTAGGTGTCCATCGCTGCTTCATAGGCATCATCCTCATCGAAATCAACCCTGCGAGGTCTTTTCGGTGGCTTGAGCTGCTGGGGTTGCTGCTGGGCCGGGGGTTTCCCCTGCTTCAGCTGCTCGTTCTCCCTACGGAGTTGTTCCAGCTCACTCTCGGCATCCTTCAGCTTGCCTTTCAGCTTCTGCTTGACTTTGACATGGGTCTTGACCGGGACTTTATCCCCGGATTGACCGTCATCATCGTCATCATCGTCAGCATCATCGGCATCGCCTGATTCACCACCTGAAGAGTCCGGTTCCCCTTCATCATCATCGTCATTGAGCCAGAACGGCTGCTCTCCCGAATCGTCCTGATCCAGTTCTTCAGTGATCTGCTCTTCGACATTCCCGGTTTGTTCTGCGTTTTCCATTGTCAAGGCATCCCGGTGGTCCCACCGGTAGGCTGGTATCTAACCAGTTGCCATCAATTCGGCATAAATCTCATCGGTCGACATATTTGCTGGGTCACGCAGCTGGACCACTTTTGCTTGGTTTTCCAGCTTCTGACCGAGTGCTTCCGCTGCTGTCTTGTCGATCTTGACCCCGGCCTCTTGTGCAGCAATCTGGGATTCAAACCGATCAGTCTGGGCCTCAAATGCATCGATTTCGTTCTTGGTGGTCTTGACCTGATATTCCAGCTGCATCTTGGTAATCTCACGCTTTTCACGCAGCATATCGGCCTGACCTTTGAGCATCTCGGCCTGAGCCAGCACCATCTCTGCAGAGGGTTCTTCACCACTTTGTGCAGCCTGCTGGGCCATCTGGATTTCTTCCTCGGTCTCAGGCTTCTCGATCCCCATCAGGATCAGCTGATTCCGGGCATATTCTCTGACATCGTCAAAGTCCACACCATCCATCAGTTTGAGCTGTTTGAGCATGATGATATTTCGCAGTGGATCACCCGGGGGGAGAACTTCCAGCATCTTGTCCAGCCGGTCCATCGTCTGCTCTTTCTGGCTGGAATAATCGCTGGTGATCTCGGAATAGACGTTGAACTCAACCTCTCTGAGGTCTTTCAGGGTGACGATCTCACCGGTCTGCTCATCGATCACTTCCTGCATGATCTCCTCGGTCTTGACCGTGCCATCGGGCAGCTGAATCTTGACCTTCCGGGGTACATCGTAAATCACTGAAGCCATCGAGGCATAAACCTCACCGTCCCTACGTTGGGCATGTTTCCGGTGGTCCTGATAGACCATTGACTGCATGTCCATCCGGGCCTGCAGTGCTAATATAGCTTTGCCAGACAGGTCTGGGTCAGCAATGTCTTGAGGAAGCCCCGGATTCGCAACATCCTCGACTGCCTGACGGGACAGCTCAAGAACTGCAGCCAGAGCTGGTGGGATGTTGGGAGCTGGCAGGGTAGCCAATGCACCCAGAGGCAGCTCATTACCTTCCGCATCGAAACGATTCTGCAACAGGTATGGATAGTTGTTGTCGGCCCCGGACAGAGAGTACATATCCTCATGTCCTGCAATCTGCTCTGGGGTGAATATCGGCTTCTCCCGGGGTGATTTGGATGCGATGTCTGCCAGATAGCTCATCTGGAAATCACGCAGCCTTTGTGGGTCTTTCGCCAGACGGGTGACACCTTCATAATGCTCTTCACCCTCGATGAATGCACGTTCACCGTAGACCGGGATGATGGGGATATGCTCCCCGGCAATGATGTCTTCGCTGAGAATCTTTTCACCGGATGCAATGTACTTGGTGACTTCCCATCGCTCGACTTTCTTTTCACCCATGATGAAGTAACCCTGCTCCATCAGGTCATCTTCGATCTTTTCCATCTGGTCCTCACTGACGGTGATCTCGCTACCGAAAGGATCGACCATAAAGAAGATTGATTTCATCACCTTCTTGCGATGGTAGAACTCGACAACATGGTATTTCTTGGCTTCACCAAGGAGCCAAGGAAAGGTTAGGGATTGCTCAGGACTGCTGAAGTTCTTGGGGTTGATCTCATCAATATCTTCACCGGTCAACTCATTGACCAGCTCTTTGTAACCGTCCTCGGAGTAGCTGAACAACACCCCGACATAATTGGCATCGGACTTGTCAAGCAGCTTGGCATTTGGGTCCCAGAAGACGGTATTATTGGCTTCATAGATCGGTTTACGTTTGATGAATTGGTTGACATCACCGGATCGCAGGGTGACGTACTCAGGTTCCAGTTTCCATGCACCGACACCGCAAACGACATTCTCGATATCGGCATTGGTGAATGCTTCGATGGATGTGTTGCTCCGGTTGTCGTTGCGATACATACCGTCCAGAATCTCGGCTGCATCTTCCCGGTCATCGTCAACCGGTTCAAAGTCTACCTGTATAGGGTTCTTTTCCAGATCGGCCAGAATGTTCCGACCAGCTTTTCGCAGGATGTCGAACTCACCCCGGTATGCCAGCTGGGTCTCATCGAGGATCGCATCGTCCCAGTGGGTCACCCAGTAGAAAACCAGATCGTCAGCTGCCCGTTCCCGGGTTACCTGACCAGATTGATATGCCTTGTCATGCAGCTTTTTAATCTTTTCAAGATCAAGCATGGTAACCCCTTATTCCAGTACGATCTGCTTCTCAAACTGCAGTAATGGACTCCAAGTCAACACTGTAGGAGAAACATGGGATGCAGGACAATTCAACAGTAAGAGTTGCGGAGCCAGCTTTTTAAACACCAGCTCAGAACAGAACCATTTCTTATTCTTCTGGGTTTCTTTTTTACTCAGGAAGCCAAAGATACCCCACCAATCATACTTCTTACCGACCTCTTCTTTCAGGCTGTTCCAGTACTTGTCCTCATCGATGATGCCGAGAACCTCATACACATCAACCTTGGTCCCGGGAGTGTGCTTGTGATTGACTAGGTCAATGATCCTGACACCTTTTGTCTGCCATGACTCAATAACTTCCCCGGTGGTTATATTCCACACGGCTGAGTGTGAATATTCACCCCAAGTGTAGAACCTAATGAGCCGGGATATGGTTGATTTTCCCCGGAACTGCAGGATTCTCAGATTCTTCATCGATTCCCTTCATCACCCACAAGATATTTGACATGAATCTCTTTCCGTTTGAATGCTCTCCAAGCAAACAACAGGATCAGAGCATAAGCTGCCAGCTGCAGAGGTGTCTTGTCTGCCAGCCATTGCAACACGATCTGGTCCGGGTTGGGTGTCCCGAGAATCCATACCACAATGAACCCTACCAAGGTGGTCAATGGATCGCTGGAATCCTGCATCATTTTGGTGAGCTTCTTGATCATGTAAAACCCCTAAATGCTATCAAAATACACAAGATATAGTACCAACGCAACAAATAAACACTAGATGTTGTGTGGTTATCGTTTTCCCATCGGCTTAATCGGTTGAGGTCTTCCCACATTCCCCTGCACGGTGGGGGAGAATGGCTGTCTGGTCAACATCATTACCGAATCAGCCAGATTCGGGCTGTCTACCTTGAACTTGGTCTTCATATCCTTCTTCGTATACAGCTCAAAAAGCCCAGCTGCATTGGGTTTGATGGGCATTCTGCACACTTCCGAGCGCAATTTCTGCAGAATCCCGGGATCGATGGTGTCAGAGTTGATGCAGAGCATCTGATCCGGGTCAATGTACTGGTCCTTGACCACCGCATTGTAGGTATTCAGGATGCGTTTACGTAGTTCGTAGTAGTATTGCGCTCGTTTGTTTCGCAATGCATCCTTATTCTTGCGATTGCCTTGTACCGGTGCATTTGTCTCGGGATCGAGGGATTCAAACACGGCATCGGGCCGGTCCACTTCCTCTGATCCCTTGAACATTGCCACCTTGGTCTGCTTGCCGTGGAATGCCTTACCAACCTGACGCTGCA